AAGAACGAAGTTTGTGACCTCCACTCACATCCCTGTATCAAACAACAGCACAGTTCAATCAGCAGCAGTCAACGGTGCAATTGAAGTTATTGATGTTATTAACGGTGGTTCTAGTTATCGAGCAAATACTGGTAATTTCTCTGCGGTGTCAAACAGCACAGTGATGAATTTAGCAGGTGGGGCATCATCTACTGACGGTTTCTACACAAACAGCACGATATATATTTCATCAGGTACAGGTGTTGGTCAGTTGCGTGATATTATTGCATTTACTGGTTCGACTCGCACAGTAAAAGTAAACACAGCATTTAGTCCTACACCAACAACTGGCAGTTCCTACATTATCGGACCTAAGATTACAATCCGTGGTGATGGTAATCAAGCAGCACTTGCATATGCTAACACAGTAGCGGGTGGTGTGATTAAAAATATTGAAGTCACTGCAACAGGTAACAACTATTCGTTTGCAAACGTTGCGATTACTGCCAACGGTGGTTCGGGTGGAGCAGCACTTGCATATGTCTCACCAGAAAATGGGCATGGTTCGCACCCACAACGTGAGTTAGGTGGATTCAATGTTATTTTGAGTTCACAGTTGTCTGGTAACGTCTCTAACACGTTCGTAACTAACAACGACTTCCGTATTATTGGTATCGTTAATAATCCGATTGAACGAGCATCTAACACAGTTGCAACCACAGCACAGTACGATCAGACAACTAAATTAGTATTGTCGTCTGTATCTGGTGACTTTACATCGGATGAAATTGTTGTCAGTAACAGAAATGTAACTAGTCGAGTTGTTAGATTTGCAAACTCAAACGCATCAGGAACAACGGGAACATTAACACTTTCTAATCTAATTGTTAACGCAAATGGTAATTCATTTGTGGCAGCGGATACACTTACAGGTAATTCAAGTTCTGTGACCGCAACAATTACAAGTGTGGCAGATACTCCGATTATACCTTTTACTGGTGAAATTATTTATCGTGAAAATCGTTCACCCGTATCTCGTGCTGAAACACAAACAGAAGACATCAAACTTGTTGTTAAGTTTTAATTGAGGTTATTTGATGGCAATTGCTAATACTGTATCACTCTCAACAAATCTAAATGTTGACCCATACTATGATGACTTTGACGAAACAAAGAATTTTCATAGAATTCTATTTCGTCCTGGGTTCGGTGTTCAGGCAAGAGAACTGACTCAAATACAAAGCATTCTGCAAAATCAGATTGACCGATTTGGTCAGCATGTATTCAAAGAAGGGTCAGTAGTTACAGGTATTGAGTCATTCTACAACCGTCATGCTGATTATGTAAAAATTAGGGACAACTCATCTAATGGTTCCTTAGTAACAGTCAGTAACCTTTTAGGTCAGACATTTACTGCGACAAATGGTGTCACTGCAAACGTTTATCACGTTGTCACTGGTTCTGAAATTACTGCCAACACTAAGACGTTATATGTTTCTTACACATCTCGTGCAAACACCGACAACCTAACCAAAACATTTTCAAACAACCAAGTCCTCACATCGACTGATGGATTATTGTCTGCCAATGTTATTTCTGCGTCAGGTTCTACGGGAATAGGTTCAGTTGTCCGTTTAGGTGGTGGTGTTATCTATGCTAAAGACCACTTTATCCGTGTTGAACCACAGACAGTCGAGGTTGGTCGTTACAGTGCAAATACTAGTGCCTTAGTCGGATACCTTATCAACGAAAGTATTGTCACCTCTGAAAATGATTCAACTCTACTTGATCCAGCATCAGGTTCTTTCAACTTTGCGGCACCCGGTGCAAACCGTCTAAAATTAGAAGCAACACTTGTTAGACGAGATGCTGACGCAAATACAGAACCAAACTTTGTAGAGGTTCTGCGTATTAAGAACGGTAATGTTGAGCAAAAATCAGACATACCCATATATTCACAGATTGATAATTACCTTGCTCGTCGTACATATGCTATTAACGGTCATTTGATTTCTGAAGGTCTAAACCTAAAGTTGAGAGAGCATCTCAAGCAAGCAAACAATGGTGGTGTCTTTACTTCTGCACAGAGTGGTAATAGTTCATTATTCTCTGTTGATGTGAAACCAGGAAAAGCATTCGTCTTTGGTTATGAAAGAGATAATCTACTAACCAAGCATGTTGCGATTAATAAAGGTATTGATTTTGTTGACATCAATGCGGGTTCGGTGACATCCAACTACGGTAACTATGTCACGGTCAATGATTTGTCAGGAATTTGGGATTATAATAACCACGCACAAGTATCACTGCGAGATAATTTCCAAAACGCAATGTCAAACAATAGCATTGCATCTGCGGTCGTCGGGACAGAAATTGGTAAGGCAAGGGTTCGTGCGATAGAGCACTCAACTGGCACACCAGGTGCTGCTGATGCCACATACAAGGTATATTTGTATGACATCAAAATGTCGGGTGGTCCTTTTTCTAGTGTTCGTTCTATCTACTCTGATGGCACAAATTCTGATGGTAAAGCAGATATTGTATTGACTTCTAATAATGCAGTGCTTGATGAACAAAATTTTAACTTTGGTATTTTTGAAATGCCCGCAACCGCAATTCGTCAGTTACGGGATTCATCTGGAGCAATTGACACATCGTATCAGTTCCTCAAGAAATTTTCTGTCACGATTGCGACTGATGGCACATTCACACTGAATACAGGTAATGCCAACGAACGATATCAAGATACTGGATTACAAAGTGCAACTCAAAAGAGAAATAACTTTCACGTTGTGATTGAACAGACCGCAAACACACCAAGTGTTGCGACAGGTACTGTTACAAGTGGTTCTAATACCGTAGCAAGTGTCACAGGTGCATCAACCAAGTTTAACAAGGGTGACCGTATACAATTTGGTGCATTTGCGAACACCTTTGTAGTATCTGCCGTAGGTTCAACATCTTTGAGTTTGTTTGCTACACCAAACTTTAACGCAAGTGCTAACGTAATCTTCAAGGTGTTTGCGGCAGGTTCTGTTATTGATATGGGTGGTGTTGGTTCTGGTGGTGCAAGAACACTGAACGTCACGACCGCAACCTCTGCGGCATTTGACATCCAAGAAACATTTGCATCTGGTGTGACCGCATCGGTGTTAGTTGAGTTGAACCGTGTGTCAGCACGAGAAAAAGCAAAGACACTTAACTCAAATCGTTATGTGCAGATCAACACAACAAACGCAGTCAGCACTACAACTGGTCCTTGGACTCTAGGTCTTGCGGATGTATTCAAACTGAAAGAAGTTCGGAAAAAGGCAAGTGCGTTTGCTTCACTGACTGAAGGTACGGTCGTCACTGATGACTTCTTCATCGACAACGGTCAACGTGATAATATCTACAATTTATCAGCACTCAAGAAAAAACAAAATTCAACACTGACAATTTCTTCCGGTGATCATTTACTTATCAAGGTAGACCACTTCACCGAAGATACATCACAGGGTTCGGGATATTTCTCTGTAGACTCATATCCAATTGATAACACGAATTCTGCAAATACTTTGGCAATAACAACTGCCGAAATTCCTGTATACACATCACCCATCACTGGTGTAGAGTTTGCGTTACGAGACAGTATTGATATTCGCACCCGTGTAACAAATACTGCAAATAATGTTACGTCACTAACGAATATTTCGATCAATCCTGCCAACACACATACAACAATTGTGGAAGGCACAGGTAACGGATTGAGATTCCCTGCACCAAATGAGAACTTTACGATTGACTTTTCTTTCTTTCTGCCTCGTGTAGACAAGATTGTAATAGACAAAGAAGGTAATTTCCGTGATGTGCGTGGTGTTTCATCAATCAATCCTACCATTCCACCAACACCAGCAGATGCATTTGAGTTGGGTTCTGTGTTCATTAGTCCATTTCCATCTGTCATTGCACCACAGGATTATATACCGGGAGCAAATACAGCAAACTTTTCTTACATTATTGAAAACCGTGTAACCAAGTATACGAGTCAACGACTACAAACACTTGAAGACAGAGTTCGTAGTTTAGAATACTACACATCATTGAACTTGCTTGAGAAATCAGCAGAGGCACTCAATGTTACAGATGGTAATGGTTTGAATAGATTCAAGTCTGGTATTTTGGTTGATGGGTTCTTAGATAGAACAATCGGTGATGTTTCTAATGCAGATTTCAAGGCATTGATTGATGTTATTAACCGTGAACTGACACCAAGACGATATGATGCATTTACGAAGTTAGAATTCAATGCATCGACATCATCTGGAATCACACGATCATCAGGAGATGTTCGGGTTACAACTACAACTACGGGTGCGTTTAGAGCAAGTGAAACTGTATCTGCAGGTGGTGGGTCTGGCACGTTAAGGTATCAAGTTGGTACTCGTTTGTATATTGAAAATGTTACAGGGACATTTCCATCAAGTGGAACGATCACTGGTGGAACATCAGGTGCTTCTGCAACCATCAGTTCAACATTAGCATTTTCTGATGGTAAGTTAGTAACACTGCCATACTCACATGATTTAATTATTGAAAGTGACTATTCATCTGATACTCGTAATGCCGCAGGTATTGCGTACACGCACGAAGGTTTTGTTACTTTAACACCAGATACTGATGTGTGGGTGGATACTGTCAATTTACCACCAGACCGAACTTCCATTGACATCACTCGTGGCACACGCACAGAAACATCAGGTAACGGTCGTCTCCGCAGAAATTTTGCGTCTAGAATTGATATTCTATCTCAAACATCGTCAGTAACAACAAATAGAGACACCAATATTATTCCATTTATTCGTGCACAGAATGTGAATTTCCGTGGACGAGGAATGATATCAAATGCACGAGTATTTCCATTTTTTGATGGTGTGGATGTTAGTAGTTTCTGTGTTCCAACGACTTCCAGTTTTGTTGCGTCAGGTAATGTTGGAGATGCATTGATTACTTCTGCTAATGGTGAAGTACATGGCACATTCCAATTACCAAATGATGGAAATCAAAGATTTGAAACAGGTACTTTGACATTTAGATTGATTGACAATTTGAATAATAATCGTTCACTTGGTAATTTCACAACGGTTGCAGAGGGTCAGTTTACGGCAAGTGGAACCCAAGAAATTGTACAAGATAGTGTAATTACGGTTCGTGAACTACAACGTGTTAACCAAGTGGTTTTGTTTGACCCACTGGCACAGACATTTAGAGTTGAAGATTCATTTGCTGAAAACTCAACTGTTGATAATCAATATAGCATTCGTCAGAACCCATCTCGTTCACCAGGTATGTTTTTGACAAAGTTAGATTTGTTTTTTGCATCTAAAGACCCAACGTTACCAATTGAAATTCAAATTAGGGAAGTTGATCCATCGTCTGGGTTTGTTACATCGAATGTTATTCCATTCTCCAGTGTAATTGTTGAACCAGATGACATCAACGTCAATGCAACATCACCAGTTCCAACTCCAATTTATTTTAACACACCAATCTATTTGTTGACCGATGTAGATTATGCAATCGTTGTCAAACCAGCAGGTGGTTCTCCAAGATACAATTTGTGGGTTGCTCGTATGGGCGAAACTGATATTATTACAGGCAATCGTATCACTGCGAACCCATACTCTGGTTTATTATTTGTATCTGCGAACGATAGAAACTGGACATCAATCCAAGAAGAGGACTTAACATTCCGTGCATACTTTGCTAACTTTGGTGAAAATAAATCGGGTTCAGTTCAAATTGAAAACCCAGAGCAAGAATATTTTACTATTTCTAATACGACTATTGGGTTGACAACAGGTCAGACAGTTCATGGTGAGACATCTTTAGTATTCACATCACAACCAAGTGTCAATGTTGGAACATTTGCCTCTGGTGGAACCTCGTTGGCAAATGGTATCATTGCATCTATTAGTTCTAACACTGCGTCTGTAAAAGATGTCACACTGCCTAAAAAGTACACAACAGGTGAAACAGTCACATTCTTCCACGCAAACGGATTGACAACTGGTGTAACTGCTGTTATTCATAGTAATACTACACCAACAGGTGTCATTCAGTTCATTGACCCGAATGCACCAGAAAATGGTCGAATGACACTTGAAAGTATTACTGGCACATTCTCTGCAAATACACAGTTCAAAGAACAAGTCAATGGTTATACTGGTGATATTGACACTGTGACTAATTTGAAAGTGGATGAAGCATATTTACAGATTTCTCGTTTGAACCTACAACAGACAAGAACCGAATACACTGGTAAACTAGCAACAAGCACAACCTCTCGTGATTCGGCATTTAGTGAATTTTCGGATAATGGTGAAACATTCTTAGAGGCAAGAAAGTTTATTCTTGGAGATGACCAAGAGACTTCTGGTTTGAGTGGTGCAAAGTCTGCTGACTTCAAATTGAATCTCACCAACTCTAACAACAACAGACATTCACCTGCGGTTGATATAGATAGAATGGGTCTCATTGCAACAGAGTTCTTCATTAATAATGATGAAACTAATGAAAATCAAACAAGTGGTGGTAATGCTACTGCCAGATATATTTCAAAAACAGTCACATTAGAAGAAGGATTAGATGCAGAAGACTTACGAGTTCTTGTGACAGCATACTTACCAAGTGTGAGTTCACTTGCGGTCTATGGTAAGTTCCTCAATTCAGCAGACGATTCAACAATGGACGACCGACCTTTTCAAGAGTTATCAAGAACAACGGTAAGCACAGTCGTATCAAGTGATGAAGATAAAGAGGACTACAAAGAAATTGAGTTCAATCTTCCGACATCAGTATTGACAGGTGCAAGTAATGAATATCAGTACACAACTGATGGTGTAACTTACACTGGATACAAATCTTTTAAATTGAAGTTAGTATTGATGACCTCTAATGAAGCAAAGTCACCTGTAGTTAGAGACTACAGAGCAATAGCATTACAGAAATAATGAAAACTAGATATTTACAAGTTGAAGAAAAGGAAAACTTGATACGGGACACCCGAAATCAAGCAATTCTGAATACCGATTTAGAGGGTCTCAAAGCATATCGCATACAGAAACGTAAATTTAATGATATTGAAAAAATAAAATGTGATGTGGATGATATCAAGTGTGACATCCAAGAAATCAAAAATATGATTAAAGCAATCTCAAGGTAATAACATCGCATTCGTGTGTGAGATTATAAATATCCATACTGGCGAATAAAGGGGTTTAGGTAATGGCGGCAATCGCTAATGTTCAGTTATCGGATACTTTTAACCAATGGCGTGTCCGAACTAACGTAATATCAACAAGACTGAATCAGTTTGCAATCAACGAAAGTCGGTTGTATGCAAACACACTCAATGCAAATGTTACATTTGAAGTTGTAACTGGTGCAGCAAATACCAATATTTTCAGTGACCACATGAATGTCACTGCGAATACGGTGTTCTCTGGTAATGTTAATGTTGGTAAATTAGTTTCAACAAGCACAATTTCAGCATCTGCGTTTGTAGGTGATGGTTCTGGACTTTCAGGTGCGGGTGCGACTGTAGCACGATCACTTGAAGGTAACCATTCCGCAACTCCCGCAGGTAATCTTGCACTACTTTTTACAGGTGTCACCTCTGGTTCACTTGCTACTGCCAATGTCTTTACAGCAACAGGCACTTCTTCAGGACTCGTGTTTAACCCCAACACAGGTGTTTTAACTGCCAATTCATTCTCCGGTGATGGTTCTAATTTGACAGGTGCGGGTGCGACAGTTAATGTATCACTTGCTGGACAAAATGCTAACTTACCTATTCTATTCACAGGTGTCACCTCTGGTTCACTTGCTACTGCAAATGTTGAAACAAGTCGATTGACATTTAACCCAAATACTGGTGTCCTGACCGCTAACTCATTCTCCGGTGACGGTTCTAGTTTGACAGGTGTA